ACATAGGGTACTATATCTTGTGTATATGTTTTTATATGGGCGGGTTTTATGTGTCGCGAGCGTTAGCGAGCGTCTTATGGGGGGTGGGGTATAGGTACGTATAGAAGTAAGTTGTAATGACTAACGTTTCATACGTTTCTACGGTATAGTTTAATGTTGGGGCGGGGGGTGTACATATGTGATACCTAAAAAAATTACTGGTAACTAGGTTAAATTGGGCATGACACCAACCTGAACAGTTGACTGGGAAACGAGTTACAGGAGGACTGCGTCCTGTCTTAGTTGATGTCTAGTTTAGTATAACAGAAATAACAGAATGTCTAGTAAAAAGCGTGTTATTTTTGTTATTTATAGTGGGCTAGTGCTTTTGCGCATGCGCGGACATATGCGTAGATTTTAAAAAAATTAATTCGTAAGTTTTCTAGCGTCCTCGGGTACTAATCTTGTGGTAATCCCAGTCCTGCACCGTAGCACAGTAATTAGCTTTCTGCCGTCCGATAGCAACTTTACCTGTAACGCTGTAATAATTTACAAATGTTTGTTAGTAATATAAAAATTATGTTAGCATAGAAATAATTAAAAGGAGGATATTATTTATGAATTTAAGGAAACCTATGAAACAGGTTTACAAGGTGAACAACTTATTAAGTTACACTATCAAACACAGAATAGGGAAGACGGAAAAGGAATCTACATTGTCAGACCCTCGAAGAAGTGGGAGCAAGAACAAGGAGCAGACTTCTTCGTAGTTAATAACGAACTAGGTACTAGATACTTTGAAGTTAAAACAGACACACAGGCAACCCAAACAAACAACGTAGCTTTAGAAATACAGATAGTACATCCTGATAAAAAAACTATTGGATGTGCAATGAAAACTTTTCCTGACTTTCTTTTTTACTGGATATACCCAACTAACAGAGTATTGTTTTGGAACCCTACTGAATTAAACCCATACATTATAGATTGGACCTACGACAACAAATACAAGATAGTAGAGACAGAAAATAAAAAATTTTTTTCACGCTCTATGCTTGTACCTATAGAGGACATGTTGGCAACGAGCGTAGTAAAAGAACTTAGTGTAAGTATGGAGTTAGTAGATAAGGTGGTGGCAGGTGTCTAAATGTTATATTAAAAAATATAAAGATGGTTCATTTGTGCAGATTTGTAATAACAAATATGGTAGTGCAAATTGTAAAAATAAAACTGTTGTTAAGAACCTTTAATCTTAGGTCCATGCCAACGAGAACTACGAATAATATTTTTTCGTTTATCGTCAGACAAACAAGGTAAACCATCTTCATGATGTTTGTATTTTTCATTACAGACTAAACACGGTTGATGTCTGTTGTAGTCAAAATCAACTTCTGCCATTAGATAATCTAATCTAATAGCAACTTGACGACCAATTTTGTTTATATCTTGTTCCTGCATTAGAGATGTTATAATATCATAATGAGAAGATTATGCAATTCTTGTAATAAAGAATTAGCTGAATATCGAAAGCACAGGCGCTGCGAAAATTTGCATTGCCTAAAATATAATGTACGTATAATAAGGAGAGTGAAAAAAAATGCCAATGAGTAAAAAAGGCAAGAAAAAAAGATACAGTTCTAAACGCGTATCTAAGAAAGGTTATTAGTGCCAAAGAAAATTAAGAAACAACCAAATATATTTTTAACACCAAGAAGTTTAAAGTCTTGGGCTATAGATTTAGTAGAAGCATGTGGTTCTGAAATAACTAATAAAAAACATAATACTTCTAAAATAGATGCTTTAATAGAAAAATTTGTTTCTGATTACAACGACAATATGACATTAATGGTTGAATTAGCTAATAGTATTAAACAAGAAGAAGAATGATGGAATTGTTAATTCTATTGTTTATTGGTTTAATAGCCTGGAATTACGCTTGGACTAAAATAAAATGGTAGGATAAATTATGGCAAAAAAGAAAAAAAATAGTTTAGTAGGAAATATTAATAGACGCAAGAAAAAAGGAATTTCTAGGTCTAAAAAAAATAGTACTATAAGTCCAAAGGCTTACAGAGCTATGAAGAGAGGGTGGAAGTAATGGCACATGAAGCTAGAAAAAAAGCCTTGTTACAAAAGCATGGTTTAAAGGGTGTTAACAAACCTAAGAGAACACCTAAACATAAAACTAAGTCACATGTTGTTTTAGCCCAAACTGGTCACAATATGAAATTAATTAGATTTGGTCAGCAAGGTAAAACTGGAGACAAAGGTAATACAGCACGTGCTAGGTCCTTTAAGGCTAGGCATGCTAAGAATATTAAAAAAGGTAAAATGTCTGCAGCGTACTGGGCTAACAAAGTTAAATGGTAAATGTAGTTTGTGCTGTACCTGAATGTTCTAATACATTACCTAAAGGTCAAAGAAAATTTTGTTCTGACAAATGCAGACAACTTATAGATAAAAGAAAATGGCGAGCTAAACAAAATGGTGAAGTATATATACTCCCTGAAAAAAAATCAAATTTAAAAGCAAACGAACCAAAGAAAAAAAGTACTGCTAAAGATGGTAGAGCTTCTGCTAGACGTGGTGAAACCTACGAATATTTTGTTAAAGACAATATGCCTCAAGAAATATTAAATGAAGAATTAAATAGAGAAGATGCTGCAAAAATATTAAAAGTATCTAAAGCACAAGTTTCAAGGTTCCTTGCAGCTTATCAAGAAGATTTAGAAGTAGAGAAAGCACAAACAGATTGGGATGTACCTGAAGCAGCTATACAATCATTAGATAGTTTTAAAGAATTTAGAGATAGATATTTTTTAACAGAACGTGGTGTTCCTTTTGAAACTGCAGACTTTCATGATAATTGGATTAAATCAATTAATAAAGCAATAGAAGAAGGTGGACAACAAATGATATTATCTCCACCTAGACATGGCAAAACAGAATTGTTAATACATTTTGCTATATGGCAGATATGTAGAAATCCTAATGTAAGAATTATGTGGGTAGGTGGCAACGAAGATATTGCAAAAAACTCTGTGTCTTCTGTAATTGATACTTTAGAATCTAACGATAGATTAAAAGAAGATTTTTGTGGACCTATGGGTTCTTTTAAACCTAGAACTAGAACAGGAAAGTCTTGGTCACAAAATGGATTTACAGTATCAACAAGAACAGTTCATGGTATTAAATCTCCTACAATGATAGGTATAGGCAAGGGTGGTAAGATTTTATCAAGAGACTGTGACATAATTATTGCAGATGACATTGAAGACCACGCTACTACTGCACAACCTAGTGCAAGAAGAAATACAAAAATGTGGTGGACTACAACATTAGCTTCAAGAAAAGAAGAACATACAGCTATTATTGTTATTGGTTCAAGACAACATCCTGAAGATTTATATTCATCTTTATTAGATTCAGAAGCATGGGAAACTATAGTAGAAGAAGCTCATGACTCTTCATGTGAAATACCTGAATTAAATGAAGAAGAACATGTTGATTGCATGTTGTGGACAGGGTTTAGAAGTTACAAATGGTTGATATCACGTAAAAGAGATGCTATGACTACTGGTGGACAACAAAGATTTGAGATGGTCTATATGAATAGACCTGGTGAAGCAGGTGCAAATATTTTTGATGTAGAGTCAATTACTAATTGTATGGACCGCTCAATTAATATTGGAAACATACCAAAGAATAGTTATTTAGTTGCAGGACTAGACCCTGCTGCTACAGGTTATCAAGCTGCATTTTTATGGGCAATACTTGATGATGGTGGAGATGCCTTGTTACAAATGGTAGATGTAGAAAACCAACAAGGTGGTGGTATTGATGAAGCTCTAAGAGTTATTAAAGAATGGCATCAAAAGTATGACTTATATCATTGGGTTATTGAAGAAAACAATTTTCAAAAAGCTATTAGACAAGACCCAAGAATAAAAGAATTTGCTAATAAAACAGGTGTACAGATAGAAGGGCATGAAACTTATAAAAATAAATGGGATAGTCATTTTGGTGTTTCTTCACTTGCACCAATGTTTAATGATAAACTTATTAGGTTGCCTTATGGAAACACAGAATCTCAAGTAAAAACAGAGATGTATAGAAAACAACTTATGTATTTTGCAATGTCAGGTTCTAACAAATATAAATCTGACATAGTAATGGCAAGTTGGTTTCCTATGAAAGTATTTAGAAAACTACAAAAAGCTCAATACGCAGAGATAGGAATTGATTACATTCCTAGCTACAAGGACTTTGATGTAGTAGAATGGAACGAAGCACCATGGAGTTAAATTGCTAACAAATGAAATTATAGATAGGGCATTATTCCTAAAAAAAATGCATGACGAAGCATTGCCTGATAGAGCAAGATTTAGAGCTATTATGAATGGTGGAGCTGAAGGAATAGCAGCTTTATTAGGAAACATGTCAGGTAATCAAGAATCAGAAAATTTGCCTGCTCCTAACTTATTAGTATCAGCTTTAGATAGACTTGCACAAAAAATAGGACGTGTTCCTGCTTTAGATGTTCATATTACTAATCCAAGAGATAGTGAAAGAAATAAAAACAAAAAAGATAAACTAGAAAGAATTGTTACATCATACGACCAATATCAAAAATTAGAATTACAAATGCCACAAATAGCAAGATGGTTGCCAGGTTATGGTTTTGTAGTTTGGGTTATAACATCTAAGTCTGATACAGAAGGTAATCTATATCCATGTGCTGAATTACGTGACCCTTACTCTACTTTCCCTGGATACAATGGAAACAGTCAAATGGCTGATGAACTTGTAAATATTAGAAAAGTTCCAATACCTGATTTAATTAAAATGTATCCTGAACTTAAATCATTTTTTAATAAAAAAGATAAAGGTACAGAAGAAAGTGAATTTTTTAGACATGGCTTGTACACAGATGGAGGTGCAGGTTCATGGGATAATTCAGGAGATTTAGGTGATATTATTGTTGAATACATTAATGAAGAAGGAACATACGTTACACATGTAGATTCTAAAACAGTTGTTGATTTTGTACCTAATCCACTTAAATCAGGACCATCATTTGTTTGTGCTAAAAGATATGCATTTGACCAAATACAAGGACAGTTTGACCAAGTCATTGGATTAATGGGCGCAATGGCAAAAATTAACATTATGTCAGTTATTGCTATGGAAGACGCTGTATTTACAGAAACCAATGTAGTTGGTGAAATTGAGTCAGGTCAATATAGAAAAGGTAGAAATGCTATTAATTATTTAACACCAGGTTCACAGGTAATTAAACCTGTAAACAATTTACCTTATCAATTATTTGAATCTGTATCAAGAATTGAAAGACATTTAAGAACTGTAGCAGGTTATCCTGTAAGTGATGATGCTATATCTCCTAACAGTTTTGTTACTGGTAGAGGATTAGAAGAACTAAACCAAGGTATTGGTGCAATGGTAAATGAATACCACACAGTATTACAACATGCTTTGCAAGATATAGATTCTAAAAGATTAGAATTAGATGAGTTAGCTTTAAATAAAAGAAAACCATTAGTTGGAACAATTAAAGGTTCTGCATTTTCAGAAAACTATACACCTGCAACAGATATAGGTGGCAACTATACAACAAGACGTAAGTATGGAGCTATGGCTACATTTGATGAAGCAAGTAAAGTTATTACAGGTTTACAATTATTACAAGCAGGTATTATTGATAAAGAAACTAT